TACAAAGATGATGCAAATTTTTCTGGTGGTAAGGATATAAGATTTTCTCGTGTAAAGCAAGAAAATAGAACCATTTATGCTTTACAAAATAAGTATCAGGACAAAATATATGCAGAGATTAAAAAACATTACATGGATAAGTACGACCTAGAAGTCGCACCAGAGCCATGGAATTCATTGCACTTTGTTAAATGGAGAGTTGGAATGGCTTCAGCTTTGCACACAGATTGCTTGCACCCAAACGGAGAACCAGTAGAAAAATCTTCTTACTATAAATTAAATATTGCAGGCCTAATGTACCCTGGTGAAGACTATGAGGGAGGAAGAATTGTATTTCCTTCTTATGGAGTAGACATAAAGCCAAAGCCTGGGACACTAATACTTTTTCCAACCGTGTATCAACATGAAGTTACCAAGGTTACGTCGGGAGTAAGATACACAATGCCTATCTGGTATACATTTTCTTTTGCAGACAAAAACAATGACAATGTATTAAAAGATTTAAGTCAAGCAATTTCAAATAAATATGACTTTAATGACTCAAAAGGATTATGGATAAATCCTGGAGATCCAGATAAACACTTGGATACCTACTGATGCAAAACAATAGAATTATAAGTAATTTTTTTTCTGAAGCTCAAATAAATAAAATTTATGATTATGTTGACTCATGCCCTATTGAAAAAATTGTTAATAACAAAAGAGTAGGTCAGCAGCTGTATTATATTCCTGCTTTTGATATGAGAGAATCTGGGGATTCCGATTTATGGGACACTGTAGAAAAAAAAGCATTTGAAAATTCTGGTAAAAATTTAAAGATATTAGGAATTCAATTTTGTAGATATACTTTAGACACAGGAGTTACTCCGTCACTGAGCCCACATTACGATGTAGCATTTGATAAAGAAGTTTTAACACTAGATATACAGCTTAAAAAATTTATTGTCGGGGACTGGCCAATTGTTGTTGAAAAAGAAAAATATATACTTCAAGATAATCAAGCGCTAATTTTTTCTGGAACTCATGAAGTTCATTGGAGAGAAAAAAGAACTTTTGCTAAAGGAGAATATTTAGACATGATATTCGCACACCTATGCGATCCAGATTCAGATGACATTAAAGATTCTCATAAAACTAACATGAAAATTAAGTCTAACTATTACTTAAAAATGTGGGAAATGGAAAGAGCATAATGTTATTTTTAAACGAAAAAGGAGTTGAAGTTTTTTTTAGAAAATTTAATTCTAAATTTAATAAAGGTTTTTGGAATAACTATACCCTAAATATTTGGAAAAAAAATATTAATGGTTGGGGTAACAAAAAAGGAATGTATCTTGAAAACTCTTGGGGCATTGTTGACAAAGTTCCTGTATCTAAAAATGGAATGTGGGTGATCAAGAAAGATTATGTCAAATATTTTAAATAGTCTTGGAATAGATAAAGAAGATTTAAACTGGTGGCACTTAGGTGCTTGCAGGGGTATGGAAACTAATTTATTTTATGAAAAATATGAGATTGATTACAATATTGCAAAAAATATTGATGAGGCATGTCTGTCGTGCCCAGTAATAAAAATGTGCTACGATTACGCAATAAAAAATAATGAGCATGGAGTTTGGGGTGGAGTTTATTTGAATTCTGGTTCTGTAGATAAGACAAAAAATACTCACAAGACTAAAGAAATTTGGAAAAAACTTAAGGCAAAACATGTCTGATAAAAATTTCTTTAAGTATGGAATAAATCAGTGGACGGGTGAACCAAACAAGCCAGTTTTCTACACAGAAGAAATGAAAAAAGCGGTTCATAGCATTAAAAGGCCATCAATGCTGCTAATGGACATAGTTAAATATCCAGATTTCTTGGCGCTAAGGCTATACGAAGATAATTTTTTACAATTTGACGGGATCAAAAAAGAAATAGTTATTGATTATGTATCAAAAATAAAGAAGATTATAGAGTCTTACGGGGTAAGATGCGAGCTGGAAGGCAAACAAAGTGCAAACATTATGTAAAAATTTAAGTTTGATTTATATAGAAAATTTCTATATAAATAAAAAAGGAGGGGAATAAAATGGAAAAAATCCTTTGTTATTCATGCAATAAAAGTAAAAACAATTTGGTGGTAAGAAAATCTATTCTTCTTCCTATTAATTTGTTTATTTGTGAGACCTGTATAGCTTCAAAATTTGAACCTAGATGGGTTATAATTTTATCTGGTCGTCAAAACGGACTAGACCATATTAAGGAATACATCTTAAAAAAGAGATATATTGGAAAAGAAATTGCAGCGACAGAGGTTATTGTTTAGGTTAATTTAAGTGATATAATTATGTATAGTGAATTCATTTAACATTAGCCAAATAACATTAGCTCTCCTAGCAGCATTAGTATCAGGAGTTGGAACTGCCCTTATTGCAAGTCTTAGGGACATTAAAAAAGATAAAATTAGACGGCAAGAAAGAGCAGAAGATCATTTAAAATTAGAAATAAAAGACCTTAAAATTGAGTTATACAAAATAGAAAAAGAATTAACTGAATGGAAAGATAAATATTATCAGGCCATAGAAGAGTTAATTTTATTAAAGGCTGAATTAGATCAAGCGTTATTTGAGCTAGAATCAATATCTCCTCACAAACTGGACACATAATTTTAAATTTAGTATAATTCTAGATATGACTGCAATCGTAGCCCTAATCCATGAAAATAAAGTCCTCCTAGGGGGAGACTCTGCTGCATCTGATGAAAAAACAGGACTAATCTTTCAAAGAGTAGACCCAAAAGTTTTTAAAGTAGGTCAATTTGGAATTGGGTTTGTAGATAGTTTTAGGATGGGTCAAATTTTACAATATAGTTGGACCCCGCCGATTTACAAGCCTAACGTTGGGTTTAAAAATTTAGATAAGTTTATGAGAACTAAGTTTGTAGAATCAATAAAAGAGTTGTTTAAAGAGCATGGCTATGGTAATCAAAATCCAGGTTCTACGGAGGACGGCGATGAAGGTGGAGTATTTATTATTGCTGTTCAAGGTGCTGGTAGAATTTTTGTAATGGATACAGATTTTCATATTGGGGAAGCTGATGTTCCTTACATGGCAGAAGGAGCGGGACAAGAAATATCTTTAGGATCATTCTATTCAACTCCAGCCATTAAAACTCCACGTAAAAGAGTAAGGCTAGCATTAGAAGCCGCTGCAAAATTTAATATGTCGGTAAGACCACCCTTTACAATAATTGAAGTTTAGAGTATAATAAACTGTATGGACATTAACGAATTGAATCCAAAAGATTATAGTAGTGCCATGGATTTACGAGGATACCCCACACATGTTTGCCCTTGTGGTTGCTTTGTTTGGAACCTTAAAGTAGTTTTTGTTGATTACGACATTGCAACTTATTTTTTAGATATGCAATGTTCAGCCTGTGGAAGTTTAGCAACTGCTCCCACCCCTATAGATAAGGATAAGATTTAATGAGAAAAAGCGAAAGAATCCGATTGCTTGAGCTTCAATTAATCAAAATTGAGTTTGAGATAGATCTTTTAAACAACATGCTAATAACTTTATTAGAGGCAAACAATCTATCACAACCAGAACTAGACGCTGGAAAGTGGTACAAGAGGAGATTAGACAAAAACTCTTGACAGGATTTTAATATTTTAGTACAATATAGAAATGAATAAAAAAATAATAAGAGCGCTAGTCGCTGTAACTCTCTCTGCCTCCACCTTAATTCAGGTGGCACCTACGGCACAGGCAAACACTGTGCCTGCAATAGCAATTCTAGATACTGCCTTAAATAGTTCTTTGCCAATTTTTAAGGACAAGGTTGTTCATGAAGTATGTATCATGGAATGGAATAGTTGTCCAAACGGAAAATCATTTATGGAAGGTCCTGGATCCGCACAGCTTCCAGTAGACATTATGTCTGCAGGTGGATTTGATCATGGAACTCAAATGGCTTCTGTTTCTGTAACTATAAATCCAAACATTAAGATAGTTTTTATTAGGATTATTGGTAATGTGCCTGGAACATCTCAAAGACAAGATGCTGGTTTCAATACTGTGTCCAAAGCTCTTGAATGGGTTAATTTAAACGCTGAAAAGTTTAACATTAAAAGCGTTGCCATGGCTCAAGCAAATTATTCTTTGGTAGCAAATCCTCAAATAAATTACTGCCCGTCAGATAATTCAGTAACACCTTCAATAAAAAACCTGCTTCTAAAACAAGTACCAGTATTTTTTGCAGCAGGAAATAATAGAGACTATAAAAAAATTGCTTGGCCGTCATGTATTGCAGAGTCTGTTTCTGTTTCCATGTCAGATCAATATGGAGAACTAAGTAATTTTTCTAACTACGATGCCAAACTGTTAGATTTTTACGCTTTAGGAGCAATGCCGATTACAAATCCAAACGGATCTGTAAAAAATGGCTCAGGATCCTCTATTTCAGCAATTGTTGCTGGAACAGTTTGGGCTGGTGCTGTTTTAAATAACCCTAAGTCTAATTACAATGAAATTATGCAATCTATTGTGTGTAATTCTAAATTCACTAAAGGCGCAAGAGGACAACAAGGTAACGTTATCCCAACAAGCCCAATTCGTGTTGGAACTTGCCAAGGAACTGGAACCAGCGCACCAGTCGTAGCACCAGTAGCACCAGTAGCACCAGTAGCACCAGTAGTTCCAGCGGGACCAACAAAGCAACAACTGTTAGATTCAATAAATAAATCATTCAATGATGAAATTATTAGAATAGAAAAAGAGCATCAGCTTGCTTTAATTAATCTAAATGATTCTAAGAACAAACTAATCTTAGACACTAAAGCAAAGTATACAAAGATGGTGTCTGACCTTGGATAAAATTACCGTATTAGAGGAAATTATCAAAGAAATCGGTGAGGAGTTGTACCAGAAATGGTACAACGCCCTTGCTATTGAAGATAGAACAGAAGAGGCTTCCAAAGCAATGGCACAAAATTCTGGGGAAACCGCATTTTGGGTAATTCAAACATTTATGTCAAAATTTAACGAAGCAGCGGAAGAGCTTAAGGACAAGTAGTGCCTTTTATTCCTGGGCCATCTAATATTACGGGAGTTCAACACTACCATATACCACCAGAACAAATTGAGTCAGCCGTACCAATAGATCAATCACAACTTAATAAATCAAAACTTTTTTCTAATAGAGAAACCTATATTGAGACTCTTCCAAAAAATTTAGATTATATGGAAATAGGTGTTGCCTGGGGGTATTACTCAAAAATAATTGCAGAAACCCTTAGTCCTTCATCTATATACTTGCTAGATAGATATGATCAAGATCAATTATGCTGGTCTGAAAGAAAGTTTGGTAGTTGTAAATGTCATCCTAGACACATTAAAAACTATGATAAAAATGGTCATAAAGATTTTATAGAAAAAGAATTTTCACAATATAAAAACGTTCATGTTCTTGTTGGAGATGCCTCAAGAACATCTAGAGAAATAGATAAAAAGTTTGATTATATATATATTGATATAGTTAATGATAGAAAAAAAATTCAAGAACTTTTAGAAATTGTTAAAAATCTTGTCAAGCCAAGTGGCATAATAGGGTTAAATGATTATTTAATATATGATGGAATTATTGAAGACACCACATATGGAACTTATCAAGCAGTAAATGAGTTTTTATTCTTAAACAAAGAATGGTCAGTAGATGGTATTGCTTTGCATCCATTGGGATTTTATGATATATACTTAAGAAAAGGAGATTCTTTGTGATAAATAAAAAATACCCAAAAATAAATCCGTCTTATTTTTTAGAAAACATGGATAATAAAGCATTGCAATCTTCACTTTTAAATTCGTTATTTAGAAATGAATTTGATCAAACTTGGTCTTTAAATGATCCGTACAAAAGCATGAATGTAGGAAACAGGGAATTTACGGTTGCACCAACCGAAGCCCGTCTTCCCGATAACTTTAAAGACGACGGCTCAGTAATTTATAAATATAACAGTGATTGGTATAGATCAGATGATTTTAATAAAAATAAAACTTCTAAATTTCATATACTATTTAACGGATGCTCGGAAACAGAGGGCATTGGGGGCAACATAGAGGATTCTTGGGGAAAAATTTTACACACAAAATTTTCTAAAAAATATGATGTTGGAAATTTTTATAATTTAGGTAGGGCTGGTTCTGGTTGGCACCAGGTCATTTTAGATTTTTTTGTTTACGAAGAAAAGTACGGGACACCGACACATTATTTTGTTTTGTTGCCAAACATAGGTAGAAATTTTTTGTGGTCAAAAAACAATTTAGGGGGCTGGGATTACCATCAAAAATATGTAGATAGAGAAAAAATTTCAGTTTTTTTTAATCAAAAAAGTCTAATTTCTATAGAGAATCAAAAAAATGATTTAATGGATTTTATGATTTCTTGGAAAATTTTTGAAAAATACTGTGATTCAAAAAACATTAATCTTTTAGTTTCAAGCTGGGACTTTGCTGAGCTTGAAAATATATGCTTTATGCGTCAAAACAAATCAGTTTTTAAGATGAATGAGGAAGATGCTAGCAATTTTTTAATAAAAAATAAAAAAACTTTATCTTTAGAGAAAAGAGATGGTCACAAAGGAAGATCTTTTCATGAGTGGTGGGCTTATGAATTTGAAAAAGAAGCAGAAAAAAGGTGGGGTCAATGGTGAAAATAATTAAACTTTGGTTAATCAAAAGAAAAATTAAAAAGGCTATTAGGAAAAAAGAAAGGTTTATATACTAATGGGTAATAAATTTAAAAACGCTTCTGACTGGTATGAGTACGGTCTTGAAAAAAATTGGGTGACTAAAATATTTTGTGATACCCATGAGGGGCCACCACTTACAGATGCTGAAATGATTGACTGGGATGAGGGTAACGATCCCTGTAGCTTTCATGTTAAATTCATAGATGAATAAAAGCGACATTTGGTTGACTTAAACGTTTATAAGTATAGGGTATAATATATATGTCCAACAATAGGATTCTGTCATCAGATAGATGACGGAGTAGAGGAGAAATAAAATAAATGAAATCATTTAAAAAAATAGCTTTAGTTATGGCTGCAGCCGTAGCAAGCACTTTTTTAGTTGCAGTACCGCAGGCTCAGGCAGCAGTTACAAACGGATACGTTTTATCCGACACTCTTGCTAATGGCGCTTATGGCGTTACTGTACTAACAGACACAACAAAAGCAGAGGCTGGAGTTAACGCAGTTATTGCATTAACAACATCAGATACTTTAGCTGCCACGGCAGACGATAACGTATCTTTAGAAATCTCAGGTCCTGCAACATTTACAAACTTTACTGCAGCAGGGTCAAACCCTACTGGAGCATCGCTTACCAATTTAGGTAAACTGTTTACATTTACAGCAACAACATCAACAGCAGTTACGCTGCCTACAAATGTTAAGTTGACTGTTAATGGTGCAGGTACTGTAACGGTAACACAAAAGAAGAAGGTCGGATCGACCACTTCTACAGTTGATATTAAAACAATTTATGCTTCAACTGTTGCAAAGACAAACATCTTGTCTGTAGCAAACAGCTTTGGTCGTGTTCAAGACACATCAACACAAGGCACACTTGCTTCTAGCACAGACGTTGTTGGATCAACATCCGTTGTTAACGGTGGAACAGCATATGTAAACGTTCTTGCAAAAGACGCATATGACGCTACACTTACAACAAACGGTGTTATTCAAGCAACCGCTACAAACGGAGCAGTAGTAGCATGGGATGCAGCACCAAGCACACAAGTTAATGCAGTAGCAAAAACTGGTGTAGGCGGAGTACTTTATGTAACACAGGGTACTGCTAATGCTGGCAAACCAGTAGCAACTACAATTACCGTTTCATTTAACGGATTAACATTAGCAACTAAATCAATTAACTTTACTGGAGATGCTGCATCTATTGTAGTTTCAGGTGAAGATATTGCACAGGCTGGT